ATAAAGGGCCTAGAGGTCCACAAGGTGTTAAAGGTATTAAAGGTCAAAGATTTTCTGCAGCGGGACACGGAGACGTAGGTGATGCAGGACCAACAGGTCCAGCAAGTACGGATAAAGGTCCAAAAGGTATTAAAGGACCAAAAGGTGCTAAAGGACCTAAAGGATATAAAGGACCTAAAGGATATAAAGGACCTAAAGGCCCAAAAGGTAGGTATGGTAAAGATGGACCAACAGGACCAAAAGGACCAAAAGGGCCTACAGGTTCTGGAGGACCAACAGGACCAGCAGGACAAAAAGGGCCAAAAGGACTTAAAGGGCTTAAAGGTAGAACCGGAGAAAAAGGTTTAAAAGGACGAACTTCAGGTCAAGGTCCACAAGGTATTCAAGGAACTCAAGGACCGGCAGGAGACCAAGGACCGGCAGGTGGGTTTTCAGATAAAAGATTAAAGGAGAATATTAGAAAGATTGAGACACCTCTAGAGAAAGTTTTAAATCTACGTGGTGTTGAATTTATATGGAAAGAAGAAAGTCTTGATGGTATCAATTTAATGGATGCTGGTAGAAAAGATATTGGAGTTATTGCTCAAGAGGTAAAAGAAGTATTACCTGAATTAATTGGTGGTTCAGAAGAAAGAGGTTATAAAGTTAGTTATGAACAATTAATCTCAGTATTATTTGAGGCGATTAAGGAACAAGAATTAATCTTAAATGATAAAGATGGTGAACTAACTGAATTAGAGGAAAAGTTTAAACGTAATCAATAATCATATCATTTAAATACTTTTGAACTAAAGTATGGTCGGCATAATCATAATAACTTCTACTCATTGATGCTCCTTCAATTACTTCCTCAGTAATCATTTCTTTAGTGAGGTCTTCAAAGTCACCATAATAGTCAAATGCATTTCTATAATCATCTAATTGATAGTCATCATTAAAAATTGAACTAAATAAAAAAGGTATGAATTTGGTAACTTCAATGATGTAGTTATATATAGTTTTCTCTTCACCTTTACTATTCTTTATGGTCTTAGATTCCCAATCACCACTATTATCTATTTCCAATAAACTTCTAACTTCACTCATTATTTCATTATACTTTTCATCGGTATATGCTGTATTATATGAGTTATGGTGAAGTGAATATAAATTACTTGAAACTTCAGAAGCTTCATCTAATAAAACTTTAGTGGAGTCCTCATCCTCTTCTAAAATATCCATTACTAGCATAGGGTCTTTAACTTCAACATAATTAGGGTGACCTTGGTCTTCGGCAATATTTTCTAATAACTCAGTTTCGGGTGAAATTTGAGTTCCTATTAATTCTTCAGATATTGATTTGGCGAGTAAGAATTTATTTTTTTCATTTAACTCCTCAATAACATCGGTATATAAATTTTGAGTAACATCTTGAAATGGTTCGAACCAATCATCTTCACCTAAAATATTTTCAACCATTTCCGATGATGACATTTCACGATTACCGTCATCTGATTTAAAAAAAGTACTTAAGTCTGACCTTTCACCAAGAGTTAAAAAATATTTATCACCTTTTTTAGTTATATCACTATAGGTGGAAACGATGTTATCGATAGTTTTCTTACGGTCATCAATATAACTCCTTCTTAGATAAGTCATTGGAAACATTTCGATAACACTTTCGTATGTCTCGGAGTTTTGAAGTAATCCGAACCTTTCTATTAAATCAAAAAAACTATCCTTATCTCCATTGAGATAACGGTTGATAAAGTCCTCAACCTCACCTGAACCTGCCGATAGTATATCGATAATCTTTTCTTTCATAACAAGTTATTTACATATAAATATAAAAAAAGGTGAGTTTTACCTCACCTATTTACCCCAATCTCTTATTTTATTTAATTACTTCTTATCGTAATACTTTTCAACCGTCTTTTTGATGGCTTCTTTAACAGTTTGAGTGTTTGTACTTTTAACAGTTTGTGAACTTTGTTTTGTTTGGTTTTTGTTTTTGTTTTTACATCCGCATCCCATAGTTGATATTTTTTTAGTAAAGTTTATAATAATAAATATAAGTAACCATGAATTAATGTAATAATCGGTTTTTATTTATATTTATGATAAAAGTACAATATTATGAATCTTAGTCAAGTTTTATTAGAAAGTAGGAAGGATGATTTTTTAAGAATGTTTAGAGACAAGTTTTCTGACGAACAACTTAAAAAAGTTTTTACCTTATCTAGACAATTAGCCCCTAATCAAAAATTCCTTACATTTTTAGGTAAAGTTATACCTACAGAAAATTTTGATGAGAGTTTAAGTAAGGCTGAAAAAGTAGTTGAGAAATTCATCAAGTACCAACAAGCTCTACAACAAAAAGACATTAATCAATTTAAAACTTTAGATGAGATAATAACCGCCATTAATAACCATGAGAACAAAGTTAGACGTACAGTTAAATCTGTCGATGGTGCTGATGTTGTTTATGAAGATGACCGATTTACGGTTGTAACCCCTCAAACACATAAGGCGAGTTGTTATTATGGTGCAGGTACTAAATGGTGTACTGCGTCTATGAATGGTTCTACACATTTCGATAATTACAATGTGGATGGTAAACTTTTTTATATCTTAGATAAAAAGGCTAAAAGTAATGACAAATATTATAAAGTGGCTTTATTACAAAAATATGATGGAGATAAAACATTCTATGATGCACCTGATAAGTCTTTTAAAGATGGGTGGATATTAGGTACTCCAGAATATGATGAAATTCAAAACGCGATTGATAAATACATTAATACTAACTACCAAAGAGAGATTAAAATCTTTAAAGATAAAGAGGCGGCTAAAGTCGAAAGAGAAAGATTAAGAAAAGTTGCCGAAAGGCGTAGAATTGCTCAGTTAAGGGCTGATGCGGATGAAAGAAAATTAGATGACTCATGGAATTTAGAAAACGAACCTGACCAAGAAGGTGTGTATGCTAATGCGGTATTTGAAGTTATGGTTGATGAATACGGAGTATCTGTTGATGAAGAAGAAGGTGAGTCTATATATGATTTAATCCCGTCACAGTATAGTCATTATGATTTACCAACATTTGAATGGGTAGGTGATGATGATACTGGAATAACCTTTGCTGTTGGTACGTGGGATGAAGTATGGCAAGCGGCTAAAGAATATATGGAAGGACTATGGGATGACCAAGGAGCTGACGGATGGAGTAACTCGTTTGTTGAAAGTCATATTGATGAAAGTGAAGTCAGGGATTGGTTTTATGATATGTTTGAGGAAGATGTAAATAATAATTATGAGGTTTACTTTGATGATGATTTACCACTTTCAGATGAACAAGAATCTCAAATTGCCAAATTAAAAGAAGAACAAGAAGAGTTAGATGAGATAACTAGAAATGTAGATGACATATATAATGAAGATGAGGTAGAATTAGCTGAAGATAGATGGAATGAAATAGATGATGAAATAACATATATTGAATCTGACCCTGAAGGTGAACCGACAGAGGAACAAATTGAAGATATGGTAAATAGTAGAGTTGATGATGCCATGTATGATATGGTAGCTAGTATGACCGATTATGGTTTAGATATATCCGACTATGTCGACCAAGACGCATTATTTGAGTCAGCAATTGATAGTGATGGTGTGGGTAATTCTCTTAGTAGTTACGATGGACTAGATAATGAAGTAATGATAGGTGATACTTGGTATCACGTTTTTAGAACAGAATAATGAAGTTATTAAATTTAATAGAAGGTAGAAGAGAAGAAATACTCAATCGTTTTGATGAGAACCCTGAGTTACGCAAAACAATCGAGGAGTTCTTGGACCATGAATTTAATAAGAAAACAAATTATAAATATGTAAATTGGGTACTTAAAAGAAATTTTGATGACTTCGGTAATACAATTATTTCTTTAGATAATGTAATTAAATGGATTGAAAAATTTGATAGAGTAAGGAAAAACTTACAATACAAAGATATTAATCAATATAAAAACATTCAGGACCTTATCGATACGTTAGAGGTTTACGGTGACACAAAAAGTGAAGAAAAAACTAAAGTAGAATCGGGTACCTCAAAGATATATGAGGACTCTGAAGTTTTAATAGTTAAACCACTTACTCAAAAATCATCATGTTATTATGGTCGGGGTACTAAATGGTGTACGTCAGCCACATCTGGTGGTAACGCATTTAGAGCCTATAATGATAGAGGTCCTTTGTATTATTTTATATTTAAAAATTTAAATAAAGATAATGATTATTATAAAATCGCCATTCATTATAATGTAGGTGAGGATAGGTACTCACTTTTTGACGCTAAAGATAATTTTAATTCTAATCTATTAGGTTTTTTAAAAACGAATTCAGCTTTCAATTCGATTGAAAAAGATATTGAAGAAAATCATAAAGTTGATAAATCTAAAACTTTAGAGATTATGTTAATTAAACTTATTAGAGAAAATACGTTTAATTTTAGTAAAATTAGAAAATATGTTTTATACGATAAGTTAGTTAATATAATTGGTGATGATAAAGGTACGAGACCACTTGTAGTTGGTTGGTATGGTGAAAAACGTATTATGATTAAAGTAAGTGATAACAATGAGGAAATAGAATTTAGGGAATTAAGAAATAGAACTCCAAATTATGTTTATGATAGGAGACCTTTATATGAAATGGTAGAATATCTTGAGTCTAAATCGGACCCATATGATTTAGCACATTTATTAAGTCAAAATACTATACATACTAATTATAAAGTTATTAGAGATATATTTAATTTCTTTATTGAAGAATTACATGAAGAGTTAAGTGTGGGTAATCAAGAAGGTTTTAAGTTTTGGAACCCTGTAAACTCACATTCAAATTACCGTTTTGAAAGTAGAAATCCTGATAATGCTTACATTAAATTTTTAAATTATATAACTCAAAAAACAAATGAAGGGGAACCAGCCAGTAAGAGAGATTTCTTAATTAATGTCTTAGAAAAAGACCCTGAAGAAGTAGTATTTTCAGGATATCTCTCAACAATGTTCAGTTCAATGAAAGATGCTGGACTCGTTAGTCTTTACAGAGCCAATACTTCGCCTTATTTTAGGTATAAGATTGGACCCAACTACAATGTATGGGAAAAAGGAAGACTAAAGAGAATATGAGATTAGATACAAATTGGATTTTACAAGAACCTATAGATTTAGAGCATAAGCAATATGTTCTATTAGATTATATCAATAAAGTTGATAAGGACTTTGATGAATTTAAATTATACCCATCCTTCCAAGAACTGTCATTACATTTAGCTAACGTTGGTTCAATTAAGGACCGTTCTAGATATATTACACTTAATAGGGAACCAGATGATATTGATGATGAAATATTATTAGATGATTTGGTGTATAATAATCTAAGACATAGTAAAGAAACTAAAGAAGAAATATCAAAGATTATAAAGTTTTCTCAGAGTAGATTAACGGATTTATTCCTAATAGGTAAATCTATATGGACATTACTATATGATAATGTTTCAATACGAATTGTACATAATCAACTTAAAACTAATGATACCGGTGAGGATAACACATATACTAAAGCTGGTGTAGGATTTTTTTACATAATATATGATGAATTATTATACGTATACCAATACAAAATTAATACGTATACTAAAACAACTAATGAAAATAAATGTAAAGTAGATTTAATTTATAAAGGTGATGTAATAGATGTAACCGATAAAAAAACTATAACTAATTTGATTAAAAATAATTATATATTACCAATTAATCGTTTAAGTGATGATGAAATATTAAATAATATTGAAAATGATTATCCAATTTTTAGGGTTAGGTATGAAGAAAAGTTTCCATTAGAAGGTTCTATTTTATCTATAGCTAAAAGAAAAGTTATGAACTATATTTTTCAAACAATTAAAATTCAAGAATTAAAGTCCTAAGATGAGTAACATTAAACTTAAAAAACCTGACCATATTGTATGGGATGAACAGACTCAAAAATATAACGCAAATATATTACCTTATGGAAGTAGTGTGTCTGCACCTGTTATTAAGATAGAAGATATTTCATCTTATAAACAAAGGAATGTACAAAAGATACAGAAAAAGTTCAATAAAAAATACCAAGAATTAGTGGATGAGTATAATAATTTAGTTGATGAAGTTAAATTAAATCAAATAGTATATGAATCTAAATTTTCTTTTGAGCCGATAATAGGACATATTTATCATCTTTATTATGGAGATAATGGAAAATATTTCTTATCATTAATAGAACCTGAAATGTGGAATCAAGAATTTGTTTTAAGTGTGGAACTAAATTCCGAACATAAATGGGTCCTAATAAAAAAACCTCAAAACTAATGAAACTTCAAAACCCAATAGATGTTAATATTACAGATAAAACCATATCAGTTCTTTTAGCAGGTGGTTTGGGTAATATGATGTTTCAAACAGCAACATTAATGGTCTACGCCAAAGAAATGGGTTATGACCCAATCGTTGGTTATTGGACTACACATCAATCAGAGAGTTCTAAATTTAATAAACATCTTAATCGAAATGGTAGAAATATACATTTTGACCCGTGGGGTGGACACATATTAAAAGACCCACATATATCATTTGGTGACGTTTACCCTAAGTTACCGTGGTTCGATAGTAGACCTAACGCCTTTGAATGGTGGTTTGACCAAAGTTTAGGGTGGGATATTGATACTGGTGAAGGTGGAGTGTACTACGATTTAAAACAAAAAGTAAAACCACCTTATCTATTTCAGGGTTACTTTTTTAATAAATTGTATTGGCATCACGAGAGGGATTACATCTTAGAAATATTTGAGCCCGATGAAAACATATCAAATTATATCGAATATAATTATGGGGGTTTATTTAAAAATAGTATCTCCTTACATCTAAGGATGGGTGGAGGTAGACAAGATAATTTTTTTGATATAAAATTAATACCTGAAGAGTGGGTTAGTAAAATTTTAAATAATGAGAGTGAGGGACATAAAGTACTTGTATTTTCAGATAATTTAGAATCAGCCAAAAATTTTGTAAACAAATTAGGGTTCCCTAAGGAAAAGTTTGTTTATATTGATGAAGACCCGTATATTGCGGTTCATATGATGAGTATGTGTGACAAACATATATTATCAAACTCAACGTTATCATTTTGGGGTGCGTATCTTGATAAGAAACAAGAAAATGAGTATACTTTTATTCATGAAAGTTTTTTCCAAAGACATCCGTATAGTATGATACCTTACAATAAATGGAAAATTAACAATTAAATTATATTATTATGAGTGAAAAATTTGAAATACCAACAGAACGTATGAATATGTTAACAGGTAAACTTAGGGTACCTATTCATATTAATTACATATCAGATTACATTTTATGTGAGTCGACAGAAAAAACGAGAATAATTTTAAAAGAATTAATTAATAGAGATTTAATAGAGGTTAGTGAACACGCTGATGACTATTATGTTTTAAAATCTAAAGGTAATGAGTAAAGAATTAGTATTACACCCTGACCATTATGGTGGTGAAGATAACCCATATGAGGTTATAAAAATAGCGGAAGCAACAGGGTTAGATGGAGATGCGTATCTATTCAACGTATTAAAGTACATAGTTAGAAGTGGAAAGAAAGATGATAATCCACCTTTACAAGACTTAAAAAAAGCATTATTTTATTTAGATAGAAGAATAAAAACAATCGAACAAAATGGAGAAAAATAAAATTTATTGCGGTGATGGCCGTAAACTTATGTCGGATATGTCCGAAAAAACAGTAGACTTAGTTGTTACTAGTCCACCTTATGGTGTTGGTATTGATTATGATAGTTGGGATGATGATAAAGAAATTGCCGAGTATTGGAAATTTACTAGAGAATGGTTAAGAGAGACTTATCGAGTCCTTAAAGACGATGGTCGTATCGCACTAAACATTCCTTACGAGATTAATAGACAAAAAAAAGGTGGTAGAATATATTTTTCTGCTGAATTTTGGATGATAATGAAAGAGATTGGGTTTGGTTTCTTTGGTATTGTGGATTTAGAAGAAGATTCCCCACATCGTTCAAAAACAACTGCTTGGGGTAGTTGGATGAGCCCATCTTCACCATATATCTATAATCCTAAGGAGTGTGTGATTCTTGCTTATAAGAAAAAACATAAGAAAGATATTAAGGGAACACCTCAATGGAAAGGTGAATTTCAAATGGTTCCTAATGATAAGATTGAAGGTGAGTTTAGAAAAAAATTAGTCTACGAAGATAAAGACAAAAAAGATTTTATGTCATTAGTCTTTGGTCAGTGGAATTACTTTGCGGATACTAGACAAAAAACAAAGGCGACATTTTCATTAGATATACCATATAGGGCAATTAAAATTCTTTCATATAAAGAAGACGTGGTTATGGACCCATTCAACGGAAGTGGAACAACTTGTTTAGCTGCGGAAATGTTAGGTAGACCTTGGATTGGTATGGATATCAGTAAAAATTACTGTGAAGTTGCTAGAGAAAGACTAAAAGAGTACCAAACTGAACAAAAACAGTTGAAGTTAGTTTTAGATGAACATAAGAGAAATTAAAGTTCAGAAAAGGGATTCTATAACTATATCGACAACTGATGGTCATGTAAAAACATTTAAAAAAGAAAATTTGAATGGACCTAAAAAAGTGTGGTTCGATAATATCATCGCATGTTCAATATCATTAATGAGTGAAACCCCCACAAAGTGAGGGGTTTTTTGTTATTATAGATATTTATTAATAAAAGTTTTTATGTCAAAGTTATTTATAAATGAGTCAGAAGAATCTCAAATACGTAAAATGTATTTAATTGAGAATGAAGTTGATAAAAAAGATGGTACTAAAATGAAGGCCAGTCAAAACTTTTGGGACCATATTAAATTTGAAGAAGGTGACCCCAAAAAACCAATTGGTAACATAAAGGAGCCAGTATTAAAGGCTTATAAAGACACAAGTGGAGTTTTAACTATCGGTTATGGACACACTGGTAGTGATGTAAAACGTGGTTTAGTGATAGATAAAAAAACTGCGTTAGAGTTACTTTATAAAGATGCTTCGGAGGCTGCCGACTGTGTTAGAAGATTTTTAGGGGAATGGAAAGATAAAGGATTAAAAACGTATATGTTAACTCAAGGACAATTTGATTCGTTAATATCATTAGTTTTTAATACTGGATGTGATTCAGTTAGAATGTCAAGATTCATACAATATGTTAAATCTGGTCAAAATAAAAAAGCGGCAGAAAGTATTTTATCATATAAGTCCTCGAATGACGGTCTTAAAAATAGAAGAACAAAAGAAAAAAATATGTTTATATCATGAAAAAATTAATTAAAGAATCAGGATTAAGAAATATCAAAGATTTATCTAAGAGATATCAGAAAGCTAAAATATATTTTCATCAAGATTTAGACGGTGTTACGACTGCCTTAGCTATGAAAAATTATTTAGAGAATAATGGAATCAAAGTTGTTGATTCTGAAATAATACAATACGGTGATAAGGAATTTGCGGTAAAGAAACAAGATGCTAAAGGTGATACTATGCCGGTTTTAGTTGATTTCGCACATGGAAAGCCGATGTTTGTTGTACATACAGACCATCATGATAGTCAAACAGGTGTGGAAGGTGATACATCAACATCATTCAGGTCATCACGTTCAAATGTTGAGACCTTATCTCAAATAATGTCACCAAGTGATATCTTTACTTCCGATGATATTAGACTAATATCTACAGTCGATTCTGCAGATTTTGCTAAGTATGGGTTAGAACCACAAGATATAATGAATTTTGTATTTAAATTACAAAAAGATAAGTCATTACAGAAAAATAAAATGGCTTTAGGTTTAGCAACTAACAAACTTATGTTAGCTTATAAAAATAAACCAGGTTTTATGGAAGATTTAGTAATGACATCTCAACCATCACTATTAAACATATTTCAAAACATTAATAGATTAGCCGCTGAAAAGGGGTACGCGTTACCTGAAGAGATGGCGTTAAATCAAAAAGATTATGTACAGAAACAAAAAGATAGTGATAAAGTTTATGTTGATGACGGAATTATAGTACAATACGGAGGTGGTTCAATGTTTAAACCAGGTTCTTATGACCGTTATACCCCATTTAAAAATAATCCTGATGCGGATTTCTTAGTTATTGCTTGGCCTATGGGATTAGTACAAGCATCATGTAACCCATTTAAAGGTGAGAGAGAATTAAAAGGTGTTAACTTAGGTGATATAGCTCAAGAAGTATTAAGTAAATGGGAGAGTCAATTAAGAGATAAGATAATTCCTTTATCTACTATCAAATGGATATCAGAAGGTAATAAACAATTTGGAGATGAGTCAGTTGGTTTCACTAATGCGGATTTAGAAGCTTTTTATGGTGATAAGGTTCGTTCAATGGATGGGGGTGATAACTATATGGAAAAATTAAAAGATATAATGGACAAACCATCAACTAAGTTGACTGAAGATGAGTGGGCGATATTGGACAAATTAGGTGTACCAGCATGGGAAATGATTCAAGCTAACTCAGGTGGACACAAATGTATTACTAATATATCCGCACTTAATTATTTCGGTAGAGGTAAGAGAAAACCTGAAGGTAAATATAAATACAATAAAGATAAAGGTGACTCACCTTATGTTAAGTTCACTAAGATGATTCAGAATGAGTTTGTAAAAAAACTTAAAGAAAAAATCAATGACTCTAAAAATTTAAATGAGTCAGTTATAAATGAAAATATAGGGTTTATCTTTCCAATTGGTAATGAAGATTTTAATGTTGGGTATGATTCCTCAGGTTTAGGTAGAGGTAAGAAAAAAGTATTAGATAAAGACGAAGCTATTCATAATAGTGATTATGGTTCAGGAGATGCTAAACATCAACACAGAGGAGGACATTTAGGGATTGATATATTTGCACCTAAAGGCACACCAATTATTTCCGCTACTGATGGGGAAGTGATTAAAGTTAGAAGAAAAGATAGAACTAGTGGTGGTAAGACAGTTAGTGTACTATTAAATGGTATAGTTTATTATTACGCACACTTAGACCAAGTATCGGACAATATAGGTAAAGGTGATGATATTAAAAAAGGTACATTCATAGGTACAGTTGGTGATACAGGTAATGCAAAAGGAACTCATCCACATTTACACTTTTCAATGTATGAGAAAAGAGGTGGTTATAAAAGAGGTACTATTGACCCATGGCCATTTTTAAAAGATAGTCTTGATGGGGGTGAGTTAATTGTTATCGAACCAGGACAAGTTGTTGATAAAGTTGAGGGAAAAATTGCACGTGAAGATTTAAGTATTACGGATATTGTTGATAACGGTGATAACTCTGAATTAATATCAATGGGTTCACAAGGTAAAGGAGTTGAAGAAATTCAAACAATTTTAGATAAAGAAGGTTATGATTTAGGGGACGCTGGAATTGATGGAATCTATGGACCTGATACGATGAGAGCGGTTAAGAAGTTTCAAAAAGATAATGGTTTAAACTTGATTGACGGAATTGTTGGTATTGAAACATCAACAGAATTCAAGAAACACTAAATTATATTAAATCAAAGAGAAGGAGACATTGTCTCCTTTTTTTATACCATGATTTTCACAGAATCCACCTTCAACCTCTAAAACTGTATCACCAAAACCTTGATATGATTCACAATTTTCTTTATTATTACACGGTTGACAGTTAGAATGAATTTTAGTTATTGTTGTTCCATCTATGAAAATAATGTCTAATGGTATTATACAATTATACATCCAAAAACTTTGTTCAGTACGTTCAGGCATGAAAAATAACATACCATCAAAGGATTCATCAAATCTTTTTCCCATCATCCCATCAGTTATGGATTTTTTAGTGGAAGAAACTTTGACTTTTAAAATATTATTTTCTATGATTACTTTCATACTAATAAATATCCAATAAAACTAATAATGAAAAAATATGCAGGAATAATCGTAAGATGTGATAATAAGGTGTTACTTTGTAAAAGAAACTCACAAACAACTTTACCAGGTTTTTGGTCATGTCCTGCCGGTAGTGTGGAAGAAGACGAACCAACTAAAGATGCTGCGATTAGAGAATTTATAGAAGAGACTGATTTACCTGTGTTAGGAGACATAGAGTTTGCTGCGGTAATAAAAAGGTATAACAGAGACGGAAGTAAAGTTAAAGGTATGTTTTATACCTACCTTATGGATGTTGAAGAAGAGATGTTTCCTGATTTAGAAAATGCTTATGATGGGGACGAACACACGGAATGTGGGTATTTTGGTAAAGATGAATTACCCGAACCAATGACAAAACAATTTAATAAACTTATAAAAATAATTTTAAAATGAACAAATTAGTAAACATGTTAAGAACATCTGCACAGGCAGATAAAGCAAAGGCATTATTATCACTTGAACTACTTGGTGGTAAAGCAGTAGGAATCGGAGACCACTCAACAGGGGACTTCTATAAAAACGCTGAAGAGGCGTTAGTAATGTTAGTAGATGCGGATGATAGATTAGGTACTTTAGATAAGTATTTTGATTCTAATGGAGTAATTATAGGGTAAATATCCAATAATTTTAATACAAAACACAAAAAAACCCTTAAAGGGCTTGTCTGAGAGTAAATTTTTTGTATATTTGTATAACTTTTGAGATTTATTGGAGTATTTATATCTTACCCAACAGAAAATCAGAAAGTTTTTAAAAAAAAGTTTGACAGATTAAAAAATTTGTTGTAGTTTTGTAAAACAATTCAGTAAGAGTACTGAAGACGTTCTTTGAAAATATTAGTAAGTGTCACCTTAACCATCACAGTTTGTGAAAGGAATACAAAAGATTAACCCCTTTTTCTTAAACGGTTAAGTATGACATTTGACGGCGGTTTAGCGTCGTTAGATAACCCCAGCAATGGGACTAAAGGGATTGAAACGAGAATAGTACATCGTGAATATTCGCAGAGTTTACTCTGACAACTAAACAAAGTGGCTACGGTCAAGACCCTAAGGGCAACTGCTAAAGGGACGAGACCACTCTGAGTCCGTGGAATATCAGAGTTGAGATAGTGATATCAATAGGAAAAGCTACAGGTGACGGTTCGACACACCCTGTCAGGTGTTGTAGGGCTGAGTACCAGTACAAAGGAATTCCGATACGATAAGTTAACGTATTCCTGAAGTACCGTAAGTTGACAGACTTACAGAGAGGTGTGAAGCATTTTGTTTTCAAAAGAAACGAAACTTCTCCCGAAGCACATCTTTCTCATTTCCATCGTTACTTTTACTAAAACTAAAAGAGAGCAAAAGTTCTTCGGGCGTTGACAACGAAAGGTGTCTAACACTTCGAGTCAATAGACTAACGAAGTCATCGGTAGACCGCAAGTCTCCTGATGTCAATTATCAAATACCTGGTGGGATGGCCGTCCCTTAGTGAACTCGCAAGGTTTGACAGAGTAAAGTAGTAGTTGAGTAGTTGTTAACGAAAAGAGTGGTTCACTCAAATAACCGACACTGACTTGATACTTTCGGCAACGAGAGTGGATACATGAGCAACCGATATAGGGTAATCTCACTAAAGACAAGTCACCATAAACGTGTAATCTCAGCGTTCTATACTCTATTATATATCTTCCTTAACCTCAGTTTTAACCGACTGAGGTTTTTTTATGCTCAATAATTTGTGTAAGTGAATACTATTCACTATATTTGTATAAATAAAAAAATAAAATTATGGAAGGAATTATCACATTAGTCATTATCGGTTTCGTTTTAACGTTTGGTTCACAACTACTAAAAGGTATTGGAAATATCTTCGCGGCTTCAGGTAGAATTGGAGGTTGGATTTTAGGTGTTGTGATTATTTTAGTCGTTCTAAAAAGTTTATTGTTTTAAACAATAAAGTGGGTTAGTTAGTAGGTCAATTCAAAAATTTAATGTATATTTGTAATATGAAAAAAGGAGATAAAATAAAGGATATTAAAAACGGTTCAACACACATTATTGAATCTATTGAGTCATTTGATGACAACACTGTAATTTTTACTGAGGATAGTAAATGTTTACCTATAGAGCAAGTCTCTATCATGAATATAGTAGAATCATATAGTGATTTATGTGTAAATACTATCAATGAAGGTTTGAAAAAAATTAATGAAGACTTTAGAAAAACTATGAATGAAAAATATGGTATTAATTTTAATGAAGACTAAAGGTATATGATGAAGACAATTAAAATAGAACACCCAAAGTTTGGAATCTTACAGGAAAAGGTTTTTGAAGATAAGACACAGTTTAAAATCTATCTTAAAATGGTTCATTCTTGTTTGGAACTTAAAGAGGATTTAACCACATCAAATGGTAATGATTTCCTTCTTCACATACCATACGATTTACTAAGGTCTTCAATGGTAATTGGTAATGTTCAAAAAATTAGTTTAGCTGAGTACGCAATTCAAAAATCTAAAACACAATAAAAATGGTAAAAATAATTAATAATTTATGGAGTATGATTAAAATGGTTATTATTTTAATCTTTATGTTAGTAGGTGTTCATTTTGTAGGAACAGAAAAACTAGTAGAAACAGGTCTTATTTGTCTTGGATTCTACTTCTCATATAAACTCATAGAATTATTATCTGTGTACCTTAAAAACAAGATAAACGGGGTTAAAATGGATAAGACCGTTAAGGTTGTTGAGGAAATTAATCCTGAGATTAAATATATTGAAGGTTTAATCAACGAGATTAAGAAAAAAGCTAAAAAAACTGTTAAGGATAAGAATACTTTAGACCTATTAGGTATTAAACTAAAACAACTTAAAAATGTTTAAGGTAGGTGATTATGTAATACCACGAGATAGTAAGACTATAAAGGTAATTAATGAGATAGAAGAAATTGAAAACCAATTTATTATTTACATGACAGATAATAGTTCTTATCATATTTCACAACTACTAACTTTAAATGAAGTGATAAAAAAAGATAAACATTATAAAGAAAGTTTTAAATTATGAGTGAAAAAAAAGAAATTGTAGGGTTCACTGCGGGTAATTTTGATTTAATGCATCCGGGTTACATTTACACATTTGAAGACGCAAGAAAACATTGTGATAAGTTTATAGTATTTTTACAAAGAGACCCATCATTACATAGAAAATCAAAGTACAAACCAGTTGTACCGCTGTATGAAAGATATAGGACGTTGATGTCCATTCAATATATTGACGAGGTTTATGTGTATCAAACTGAAGAAGAATTATATGATTTAATTAAATTCTTCGAACCTGATATTAGAATTCTTGGTGAAGATTACATTGGTAAATCATTTACTGGCGACGACTTACCACCAAAGGTAATTTACACGAGTAGGGCTCATGGTTGGTCAACAACGAGAATGAAAGATATGATTGCGATGCAAACCATTAAACAAAACCCTGAAGTTGTTGAAGACGCAAATTATTTTGAACGTAAATTAGGTATGGATGATTGATGATATTAAACATATGCCAAATCAAAAGTGGCACAAAATTATAAGTTTTATTAAATCAGGTGTTAGAATTATTGGTTACGGTTTTATTCCTTTTAACTTGATTACCGCTTGTATTATACTTATAGTTAGTGAAGTAATAGGAATCATTGAAGAAATGGTTTAGAGGTGAAGGAAAGATAGATTTTCTTATTAGATTAAATGAGATGGTGGAGTAGTCCGATAGCCAAAGTCGGTCCCTAAAGGTGGAGAGAAATCTTCACCTTTTTTAATTAATAATCTACAATTTTACTAATATAACTATATTTATAGTAAAATACCAACGGATATGTCAAACATAATAATAACTGAATCACAATTACGTAAATTAAAGTCAAACATTAAAGAGGGTTCTCATGATGGTTCTTATATGGCAAAACAACAATTATTTACAATAGCCACACTAGCATATAAAATGTGGGAACAAATGGAAGAAGGTGAACAACTTGATGATTGGATGGAAAGTAAAATTGCTCAATCAGAACAGAGTGTTGTTTCAGTTGTAAAATCTTTCATGTACGATGAGGCTGAGGAAGAGCTAAAAGGTATGGAAAAACTGAATTATGACGAGTTAGTTATCGGAACTTAATTTAAATAATATATTGACAAATACTAACCTTTCTTCTATTTTAGGAGAAAGGTTTTTTAATGCCTTAAAAATACTAAAAAATAATATAAGATGATAAAATTAACGTTTAATACAAAAAAACATACTTTGGTTTATAAACCTAATATGGAAAAGACTCATGTTGTTGAATATCCAAATGTAACAACAATTAAAGATGATGGGAATAACTATTACGAAGTTAGACAAAAACAAGAACCTGCGGGTCCGAGTGTTCCAATTATTAGAGTACCACAACAATCAACTATTATTGAATACTTACACTCATAAGTAAAATGAATAGTATTGATAAACAATATAACGAATTACTATCTACTATTTTAGAACATGGTGTGGATAAATCAGATAGGACAGGTACAGGTACTAAGTCTATTTTTGGTTACACTATAAGACATAATATGAAAGAAGGGTTTCCTCTTCTTACCACTAAGAAGATGGCAGTCAAAACTATGATGACTGAGTTAAAATGGTTTCTAAAAGGTGATACTAATATCAAATACTTAGTTGATAATAATTGTCATATATGGAATGGTGATGCATACAAAAAATACTGTGATGATTCACCACACCCTTATCCTGTTATAACACAACCAGAGTTCATCAATAAAATAAAAACAGATGAAGATTTTGCAAAGACATGGGGAGAGTTAGGACCAGTATATGGTGCTCAATGGAGAGGATGGTTTCAAGAAGGTGAGCAGGTATTTGAAGGTGATACGTTACAAGTTTATAACGAAAAAAGTGTTGACCAAATTAAAAACTTACTCGAACAACTTAAAAGGAATCCAGACTCAAGAAGGTTAATGGTTAGTGCTTGGAATGTTGGGGAGTTAGATTTAATGACTCTACCTCCATGTCATTATGGGTTTCAAGTTTACACTAGATTGTTGACTAACAAAGAAAGATATGATTATTGGTTTAAACATAATTATGAAACAGGTATGGAAAGATATTTTGACCCTAAAAATCTTCCTGATTTTGACGACACAAGACATGAACCAACACCAAAGAGAGCGATATCACTAATGTGGAATCAAAGGTCGGTAGATACATTCTTAGGGTTACCATTTAATATTTCTTCATATGCAACTTTACTTATGTTAATTGCTAAAGAGGTACATATGATACCAGACCAATTAATAGGTAATTTAGGTGATGTCCATCTATATCAAAATCATTTAAATCAGGCTAAAGAACAGATTAAAAGAGAAGGTTATGATTTACCACATATTAACTTTAAAAGTGTTAATTTATTAGGTGGTGAATTTAACTATGAATTAATAAATTATAATTATAAACCAACTATTAAAGCTCCATTAAGTAATTAAACGATGTTAAGTAAACAAATTCTTATTGATAATATTGAAAGAGATGATGTGTGGGATAGTGCTAAACACCTTTACGCGTCTACCTTACTTAAAGAATATGATTCTGATTCGGTAAGAAAGTTTTTATTTGATAAGTTTAAAGATACTGGTGATTACTATTATTGTTCTATCTTAAAAGAGGATGTTAATGGAGAAAAACGTAATTAACTTCATCCAAAGATACTATACTTTTGAGATAAACGGTAGTAAAGAAATATATTTAAGAGATGTGTTTGAAGATAATGTTGAAACACATACGGTCGATATAAACTCAAGGGTTAAATTTGTATGGGGTAGAGCTAAAAATGTTACTGGAGTTGATTTACGTAATAAAGAGTTTACTCATATACAAAAAATAATAAGAGAAGTTTTTAGGTCTAAACAGAGTATAGACTTTTATCGTTTTATGGTTAATGAAATACATGAACAAGAAGAATGGGGAGGTTTAGTTATACCGTTAAAAGATTTACAACATGAGTTCCCTAATTTATATGGTGATAATGTTAATGATATAATTTTAGAAAACATAAAAAAAGATGAGTAAGGAATATAAAGATTTAAAGTCAGTTATTAGTAAATATAATAAAGTTATCGTCACTGGACCTCATGGTGCGGGTAATAAGATAATGACAAAAATAATATCTAAAGATTTTAATTTACCTGAAGTTAGAGGTGAATATGCGTGGGATTTAAATGGGTACAATGAAGAAGATGGTATAAGAATATTTCATAAAAATCATATGAACGATAAGTATTCATCTTTTGGTCCTTCACAATCGGGACATTTACATAGAATAACAGATTACTTACAAGATGTTTTAGTTGTTTTTATGTATAAAGATATGAATAGTATTGAAAGATATTCGGAAAGAAATAAATTTGTTAAAGACCAAAGTCATAAATATGAATGGGGTGTTTATAAACAAATGGTTATGGAAGATTTCCCTGAAAGTGCTCAGTTTTTGAGAAAAAGTATTGAACAATTAACTTATCATATATGGGAAAATCATCAACGAATATTGATACCAAATTGGGTTGAAGTTAATCATAGTTCTTTGGAAGGTCACGAATTATGGATTAGTAAAGAAGACCGAAAAGAATTTAAAGAGTGGCAAACTACATTTTAGATATATTTATCTGTAATGAAACTACTTAAACTCTTAGAAAATATAGTTCACGAACGATACAGTGGTGTTGACATAAAAATGTTTGCACTATTTGCAGACATATTTAGTGACTTAATTAAAGGTCTAAAGATGGGTATGTTAGATGAGGTATACCAAGACTTATCACAAAAGTATGAAGGAACAAAAAAACAACTACCATTAGAATATTTCTACGATTTTCTTATTAAGAATAAAGATTATTTCTCAAAGGAAGAGGAATCGTTACAGGAAAACGAAAAGCAAAAAGATTTATTATTTAAGTATTGGGACGACAAAGGTGTTGAATCTACACCTATTTACCATTACTTAGGTTTGGACAGTTCTAATAGAGAGGATAAAGCTAAAATATTAACTTATAAAATTGAATACTTTGGTGGGATTTATAATGTTTATGAGAAAATTAAAAAAGAGTTAAAGGTTGGTGAACCATTTAGTTATACTCAAGCGGGTTATGAGATTGAGGGAATTATTAGTGAGGTGACTATGGATATTTATACGGGTCAGACCAATCATATCTTATCTGACACATCGGAATATGCCGCGTATTATGATGTTATGGTTACAATTAATGGTGAAAACTCATCTGTAACTTTAATGAATGATGGTGAAACTTATATGTTAGGTGATTTATGGAGTAATAACGATAATGTACCTGAGAGTGTTAAGGGTGTTTTGGATGAAATAGGTTATGAAATTGGTGATGTACTTAGAGATTATGTGGATAGTATAACACAACCATATGGTTTAGATTCAGATAGTATTGATTACAACATAGTTAATGAAAATAGTTTCAAATCCATTTACGACTCTAAATCGCTGTCTAACCATCCTAAATTAGGGCATAGTGCAACTTTTAGCGAAAGTCGAACAAAAAAAGGTTGATTAATTCCATTATTTATTTTAAGTTTGTAGAAAATAAATAATCTTATGCGAATTACTGAAACAATCTTCAACTACCTACAAACATGTGTTTACCCCTTTGAGACCGTAAAGGTCGGTGATGTTACCGCTTTAAACAAATATCCTGATATGGATGATGTTTTATCGTGGTTACGTAATCAACATATTTATATTACCGCCTTACCTTTTAGAGATGCGAGTGAAGGTCCTGAACTTTCTTATTATTACTCAGTTATTGACTTAAATGATTTTGGACAAGAGGAGGATATTCTTTGTGACGAAACTAACTTAGGTGTTTCTGACTTGGATTACGATACGTTTGAAGGAGCATTAATTTCAGGTGTAGAGAGTTACCTCAGTTACAAATCTAAAGATTTAAAGTGGAAACGTGAGTTAATGTTTGGTGATAAAATTGGTGAAAAATTAACTTAAAACTTTTCAGAGGAGATTAATTCCCTCGCTTGTTCTTCAGTGTTGTAAGCGAATTCCCATATCAAAATACGTCTATGTGGGTCGAACGTGAATTTAGCGTAAGAGCCTTCATTAACTTCCCATCCAGGATGTTGGTTTAATAATCTATAACATACTTCTTCCATTTTGTCTGAAGTTTGTATAGTCTTACCATTAACGTCATCGTTTGTGTCGTGAATCCACCCACTATCACCACCAGCATCTACATTGACTTCTACTATATCTGAACCTACTTCCTCTAAGTAGTCAAAGATAGGTTTGAATTCTTCTGGTTCTTCTTCCTCATCTATTACTTCTTCATTAATGGGTTCGGTATCGTAAACTGTGTAGGTTCCGAATATTTCAACACTTCTATATTCAGAGTTAATTTCAACTTCATAAGTGTAGTATTCACTACCTGTCTCTTCGTGCCAAGTATTATCACCAACAGCCTCTTCAACATACTCACTAAGTTCACGTTCAATAGGAATTAAGAAACTTTTTGGATTACCACTGTTTTGATAACCACAATAATATCCATCTTGATACATTACAAATCCTTCATCAAACTCCATAATGGCTTTTTTACACCCTGACTTTAAGAAAGCTGGATTAATTAAATTAAATAGTACTTTGTATTTTTGTTCCATGGTAGTTTTTATATATAAATATTAGTCAGTAAACTTTAATTTCATAGTTTTCATCATCCATAAAGGTTTTTCTTTATTATTTAAAGCGTCTACCCACTCCTTTGCTGATGGAATATAGTTATTACAATCTTCTTTAACGTGTTGTTCACCTATGTACCTAACAAAAACTTCTTTACCGTCTGAATTTAAAAATGACTCCCCAAAGGTTTTCTCACATTCAAATATACCTTCAGAATGGTGTCTAAATATTCGATGAAAAGATGTTCCAATCCACGATTTAGTTTCATCAAACCAATTATGGATATGTAAGTAATCTTCAGGTTTCCCACCAAACTTTTTAGCTGATGATTTAGAGTGTAAAATAGGGTGTGCCATATTTATTAATTTTAGTTACTAATAAGTATAAATAAACAATTAACTATACACTAAAGTATCTTATTTAATACTTTTTTAAAAAAATACATCATGAAAAAACAAAACAAATTTAAAGAATTACTTGTTGATAAACCTGACATTGTAATAATAATAACAGACCAAGAGAGAGCCACTCAATACTTTCCTGAAGGGTGGGAACGAGAAAATCTACCAACACTAACTAAATTAAAAGATAATGGTTTCACCTTTGATAAGGCCTTTTGTAATAGTTGTATGTGTACACCGAGTAGAGCCACTTTATTTACTGGTACGTACCCATCACAACATCAATGTACGGAAACACTAACAACAGGTGGTATATACTCACCTGGCGAAATACAATTAAACAATAAAAGTAATAACATTGGTAAGATGTTAGATAGTATCGGTTACGATGTACAGTACAGAGGTAAATGGCATTTAAGTAAAGGTGCTGATGGTGGTGACCCATTAGCTAAAGAAATATCACTTTATGGGTTTAAAGGTTGGGTTGGGCCTGATGCGGGTGAAGATGCGAAACCTGAAAACTTTGGTGGGGGTTATCCAAATGCTGATGCGAGGTATGTGAAAGAAGGTATAGAATATTTAGAACAGGTAAGAATCAGTAGAGAAAA